GCCTTGGCTTGCTCATTCACCGCTATGGTCTTTGCCTTGGTCGCAGCGGTTGAGCTTTTCGTTGCCTTCTCGCTGTCTTTGTCGGCATTCGCCTTTTTGTAAGCGGCGGCGGCAAGCTCTCCATCCACCACAAGAAGCCTTTGCCGTATTCCGAGCGCCTCTTGCTCGAGCCTATTGCGCCGCCTCTGATCCGCCAGTTCCCCTGCGATATCCGTGGCGAACCTTCGTTTGTATGGCGTTGCAAGCTCTAACTCGATTTGAGATAGTCGATCGCGTGATCGGTTGGCACCTTGATCCGCCAATGCACCCTCAATTCGAGATGCGCGTTCTTCGGCCGCTTTATCGATCAGCCTTTGCAATGCATCGGTTGCCTTATCCGCAGCGCTTTCGGTGTCGAATAGCCGCGCGATGAATGGCGATAGCGCCGTAACCGCCGCCGCGATGCCGATCCCCCACGGCCCCGCCAGGAAGCCAATCAGCCCGCCGGCACTGCCACGCATAAGTGATAGCGCGCCGACGACTTGCGTGCCTTGTGCAGCGAATATCTGCATCGGCCTTGCGCCGAGCGCAAACTGCGTCGCAACGTCGCTCAATTGATATGAGAGCTGAGTCGCGCCCGCCCGCATTGCGCCTGCGCTTGCGGTCGCCTTGCCAAGCCCTGCCGCCGACCGTTGCGCCTCGCGCGCCATTTCGGTCGCGGATTGCCCCACCTTGCGCTGCGCCTTTTCGAGCCGCTCGCTTTCCATGCGGAGCGCGATTTCCTCAAGCCGCAACCGCCCCGCTTCGCTTGAAGCCTTAACCCAAGTCTTGCCCTGCGCGTCGGTCGCCGCCTGCGTCCGCTTGCCTGCGGCCGTCAGCTTGTCGAGGTCGGCGGTGCCTTGCTTGACCTCGCTACTGTCAATCTTGACGACAAGGTTTGCGAAGTCAGTCATTTGCGCTCACTCCGTTTCTTGTCGGCAACTTCAAGGTAAGCGCGGTCGGCCGCTTCGATCGCCTGGATTTCCCACGATGCGAATTTCCAACCGCGATTGCGCTGGCGATAGAAAATATCGCTTTCGCTGATCGGCGAAGGGCCGAAGCCGTTGCTGCCGCGCTTACGGTGCAACGCGATGAACTCGGCCCAAAGCAAGGCTGTGCCTGGCGGCTTTTGCGGGGCATCGGCAAGCATGGGATGGCGCTTGCCTGTTTGGCGCTCCCAACTTGCCAAATGTTCCCGCAATGGCTGTCCATCTACACTATCCCCTAATTCGAACTCCGACCGAGCGAAGGCGGCAAAGCCCTCGATCAGCCCTTGATAAAATTTCCCAATTCGCCCGTTTGTTCATTCACTTGCGGGCGGACCCAACGAAAACGCTTCATCCACTTGACTGCGTTCTCGGTCGTGAACTCGTATTCTTCGCCGCCCCAAAGAATGACCGGCTTGCTTTCGCCATCGACGACCGTGCGCCAACCTTTGACGCAGGAAACAACCGCGCGGATCAGCCGGTCCTCGTCGTCCTCGATCGGCGTCGGTGCGTCGGCCTTGCCCTTGCGCTCGGCTTCGAATGCCTTGCGCCGCTCCCTGTTTTGCTCGGCGCGTAGATAGGTTTGGAACGTCGCGCTTTCGGAGCCGACGACGCTAAGGAATACGCCAAGCCCGACCTTTGTTTCGGGGTGGACAAGTTCGAACTCAACCGGCTCGTCGCAAATGCGGTCGAGATCGAGCGCATCGAAATCGAAGGCCGCTGGCTTGGTTTTTGCGTTACTCATTTCAATTCTCCGTCAGGGTGCCACCGGGGACTGACGGGCTCCCCGGTGACAAGGTTGTTCAAGCCGCTAGTTTCCATTTGAAACCATAGGCTTGGCTGTAACGACCGCTCAACGCGCGCTGGATTGACGCATGTGTCTTTCCAAGCGCGCGTGCAGCGGAATTGATTGATTTGAATTTTCTCGTGGTGCCGTCAGGCGCTATTCGGATGACTGGCTTCAATCCGCCGATGAGGCCGATTTCACTTGCATGAACCATGTTCTCTGAATGGGTGCACCATTCGAGATTTGTCGGCTTATTGTTCGATTTGACGCCATCAATATGGTTCACGTGGAGTGAAACTCCGTCTCCATGAAATGCCAAGGCGATCAAGCGGTGGACATTCACGGCCCTGCGGTTTGAGAGGTAAACAGTCGAGTATCCGCCTGCGTCCGTCCAAGGTTTTAGAACGCGCCCTTTGCAAGGCATTGGGCGCGTTCCACCCCATCGTGAGGGAACCTCAAGCACGCGATCTAGAGAGCGAACTCGCCCAAGCGAACTCGCCTCATAGAACCCGTCAGTGCCGGGAATGGGTTTCCATTCTTCCGACATCATACCGCCAGCGAGTCTTGCAGTGTGATGATGGTTTGATCGTTTGCGAGAGCGGTGCCGCCAGCCCCGTTGATCTCGGCGACGAAGTTCATCGTTTGGACGATTTGCTTTTCGCCATCGTCGCGGTCGTCGCTGAACAGCTTGACCTTCGACATCGAGAGCGTGACAAAATCCGCGCCGCCCGTTGCGTCGTCGGCAAGCATGAGCACGATCGAAGTCGTCGTTTCGTCGTCGAAGATCGCGCCGAGCGTGTCGCTTTCGTAAAGGACGGTAATCGTGCCGGAAACACGGATGCGGCCCTTTTGCGTGTCGGGGCGATAGTTCGAACCGACAACGCCTTCGCCTGCAGTGATCTGGCCGTCGATCGTGACGCGCGCCGAAGTGATCGTGGCATAAACGGTGCCGCCGACAAGGACCGCGCCGTTTACGCTCGAAACAACCGAAGATGTCGTTTCTGCGGTTGGCGTGGTGAGCACTTGCGTGCCGGACTTGGTGCGAATGCCAAGGCCGACCAGGTTGAAGGTAACGCCGACATTGCCGGTCGATGGCACGTTGATTTCGGCACTTGCGACCTGGATATCCTGGTGCAGGTGATAGCGCGTTACATCGGTCCAGTTTTCCTCGATCGTGTAATAATCGTTGGTGTGCGAGGAAGTCGGCGCATAAACCTTCTTGCCGGGGACCGAAACCGTGCAAGACGCGATCGGACCTTCCGCGACAAGTGCGTCGCCGCTCGGAACGATCACAGTCAAGACGGTCGCCGTGACGCCCGTAACGAGCAGGTTGACGCCCACGTTTGCCGCATTGAGCGAACCGCCCGAAAGCCGCACAACGTCGCCGATCTTGATGCCGCCAGTCAGGAAGTCGCCCGACGCGCGCGTTACGGTATAGGGACCGCTGCCCGCGATGGTGAGCGACAGGCCGGTGATGTTCGAAGTCGCTGCCCATGCCTTGCGCAGGAGCGAACCGAACCAGTCCTGATAGGATAGCGGAGAAACCAGCCCGTTGACTGTGCCGGCAGACGAGCGGACGCCATGCGTGTCGCCCGTGTGCTGTTGGTGCGAAACGATCTCGTTATTCGCATACGAGTCCTTCGTTACCGGGAACGTAGCCGTCTCGCGGCGGATCAATTGACCGCCCGAGCCCGAAGCAGGCGTGCCAAGGCCAGCCTGCTTCTTGTAAGCGATAGTCTTGTTAATACCTTGGGCGACGCTCATTTTTACCTCCTATAACGCGACGTGGGCGAAGAAACGGATGCGGACGGGAACCATCCAACGGTCCTCCTCGGCGCGTCCTGGCGATATTTCCGGCGTGCGGTTGATCGTCGTGGTGACGCCTGACGCCGTGAAAGACGCGCCACGATTAAAGGTTGTGCGGATAAGTTCGGCACGCGCCTCGGCAGGGTCAGCCCCCGCGCCAAGCGCGTAGTAAAGCCGGATCTGGAAAATCCCCTGCTCGGTATGCCCCGCGCCAAATTCGGGATTGTCGGGCGATGCGAACAGGATATCGGCGCGCTGGTAAGGCGTGCCGTCAACCGGCGTGAAATCGAGGTTAGGCCATGCGGTATCGAGCGCGGGCGACATACCTGCGAGCGCGGTTTCCAATGCGGTGCGGACGGCGAGGACGGTCATTGCACCGCCTCCACCGCTTCGCGCACAATCTGCTCGAACTCGACAACCGTTAGGCCGACCATCCCTTGCGGTGCCTGGTGCGACCAGCCTTCTTCGAGGCGGCGCGCATAGGGCGCGTTATTGGCGAGGAAATAGACGTGGCCTGCGGGCTGCGCGGGGATCTCGGCGATGATCTTGCCTTGCGTTGCCTCGCCCGTTGGATCGACGCCAACAATCTCGCCAGCGGGGATTGTTCCGACGCCTAGCTGCCAGTTTGCGCGGAAATGCCCGCCAACATAGCCTTTCGGCGGCGGGTTCTTCCAATAGCGCGCATCGCCGACCGGGCTGCGATCATCGAGCCGCGAGGCAATGCCGACGACGATGGCGCGGACCGCATCGTCGGCTTTGTCCTTGGTCTTTTCTACGAAGCGTTGAAGGTCAAGCGCGAAGGTCATTGCACCCTCCGCACGACTGCATCGAACATGATAACGAGGCCAGCGGGCGAAAGCTGGTCGATCGCAATAATCGTCCGCTTGCTGCCATCGGCCAGCGTTACGGTCGAATTGACGGGAGGCTCGGCCAATGCCGCGCCCGCGCTATCGAGCGCCGAGATAAGCAGCGTCTCGTCACTCTGCTTGATAAGGTCGCCATCGACCTTGCGCGCCTTTGTAAGTGGCAAAAGGACCGCCGTTGTCGTCGCGCTATAGGCGGTCGAAGTGACCGCGCGCGTAGAGGTATTGAGCGTTGAAGTCCCGCTCTTGCCCGCAATCGTGATTGTCTGCCCCTTGGCGGCGATCATCGTCTTGGCTGAAAGGCGTTGAGCGACCGTCATGCGCGCACCAGGAAGGCGTTTGCCGCGCCCCCTTTGAGATACGGGCCAAGCGCCATGTCGATCGACGGATAACGCTTCGCTTGCGGCGAAAACGTGTCATATTCGGTTTCAAGCGGGCCGACTTTCTCGCGCTTTATGCCGCGTTCGAGATCTGGCGCGAGATCGCCCGCCGCAGCCTTTAGCGCGAGATCGGCGCAGACGTTCGCAACGTCGCTCGGCACGACATTGCTGTCGATATCCCAACCATCGACGATCGCGCCATAACGCGGCCAGGAAAGCGCCTGCGCGCGCAAGAGGCGCGTGCCTTTCCAGCGCAGGCGGTAAGCCTGCTCCATGT